GGAGTAAAAAATAATGGAAATTATGACAATTATCAACCTTTTCGTGGGCATTTTTTGTTTACGTGCTTATCTAAAAAGTGATCTTCACGAAGATCCATTTTGGATTACTTATGGACTTTTATTAATTTCTGCAGGAAACTTAGGCATAGTTCTTTATAAACTGTCTAACTAAGGAATTCGATATGGAAGATTATGAAGCATTTGGTAATGCACTTACATTCGCAACTAAGGCGCATTCCAATCAAAAACGTAAGTACACTGGTGAAGATTACATCACGCACCCTATCGCAGTTGCTGATATGATCGAAGAGCATCTGGATGACAATCCGCATTATACAGATCCTCATGGCCCAAACCCAGTTAGTGTTACTGTGGCTATGTCTGTGGCGCTTCTTCATGATGTTGTTGAAGATACATCATATAATCATAAAGACATCAAAGAGCAGTTTGGAGATGAAGTTGCGAAAGGTGTATGGTTTCTTACAGACGTTGAAAAGTTTGTTGGTAATCGATCACTTCGAAAAAAGCTTGATCGTGATCGCTTAGCAAAAGCGCCGTATTGGGTAAGATTAATTAAGAAATTTGATATTCAGCATAATGCTGAAAGTATCAAAAAGCACGATCCTAAGTTCTGGGGAATTTTCAAACGAGAAACTGATGAGTTGCTTGAAGCTATGGGTATGCATAGCGACGAATACTATAACGGGCCAGCTGATATTCAGTTGGCATTTTAAAGGAGACTACTATGACTAATGATTTTAAATGGAATGTTCATCAAGACCCGGCAAGAATTAATCAAAAGCTGTGGCATGTAACATCTGGGCAAACGCTTAGGACTGTTTGCACTTCTGAAGAAGATGCAATTAAAATGTGTGAAAACTTAAATAAAGATCGTTGGCACCTTGACCGTGGTCAAACACGTCAAGATCGATGGGGTCATAGTAGTTCTAACATTAAAAACCAGTGGACATTCCAGTTGCAGTGATTTGGAGAAAACTAATGAATGAGCCTAATACACACGGATTTGAAAAGGAGGAAAATGAACATGATGTTGTGGACAAGGTTTATTTAGATATTAATCCTCGTCCACAGCAATCTGAAGTTGTTCAATCACTTAAAAACCAAGCAGGTGAAGAATGGAAGGCTAGATGTACTGAGCATTATGCTTGGAAAGCCGCTGATCATATTATTCAATTAGAAGAAGAAATCAAGTTTTTAAAAAAACTTATCAATAAGTATCATTTAGAAAATGATGCATTTACCGGAAAGGGTAATATCAATGACTGAAGTATTAAATGAAACCGCTAACAGTGATTCTCGTGATAAGTTTATGGGAATGCTTACATCAGGTGTATGCGAAGTAACCTTTACAAAAGTAAATGGTGATAAGCGAGTTATGACTTGTACTTTGCTAGAAGGTATGATTCCATCTGCTGAAAAAGATGAGCCTATTACTCAAAAGAAAGTTCGTGCTGTAAATCCTGAAGTCATTCCATGCTGGGACACGACCGCAAAAGGCTGGCGGTCTTTTCGTGTCGATAGCGTACAGGAATGTAAATATGTTTATCGCCCAAAAGTTTATTCTATGTAAATTAAAATAATCCTTTACAATCTCTTAAAAGTGTGATAGATTAAATCTAACGATAAAGGAGTATACAATGTCTATGCATATGATTCAAGGTGTTCAAGTACATGGCAAATCTAAAATCAAAAAGAAGCCGGGTTGGAAAGCAAGGGAAGCTGAACATCAAGCTTTTCTTGATCGTATGGGTGTGAAAGGAACTAAACAAGATTATCGTCATGAGCGGCCAAAATTTAAAGTTTCAAGAGATCAATTGTCAAATAGTATTGATAATGGTACACTAAAAGAAACGAATAAATATACAGGTAATGAGATTGCTGGTATTGTTGTAACACATAAAAGTAATCTTATGCCAATTCGTAAAGACAACAAACAGGCAGCAATTGATGCGGCGAGTATGCGTAGATGATTTTAGATAAACACGTTATTAAAATAATTACTAATAATGTGAATATGACGGTGCCATATTACCTTATGGCATCGTATGCTTATTATGAAAAAGATGATCCAATATTATCTGATGATTTTTATGATAAATTAGCAAAAAATATTATTAAGCAATGGGACAACATTGAACACTATCATAAACATCTATTGAGTAAAGACATGTTAGAAGCAGGTAGTTATATTGGAAAATATCCAACTATCATCTCGGCGTCCCTCAAGAGCTTAAGAAAGGCCGCTAAGAAATGAATCAGAACGATAGAGACTTTATCATTAATGTAGTCGATCGACTTCTAAAAGCCCCTTATGCAACTCTTACTAATTCTGAAATTGTTAAATTAAAAGGTTTACTTAGAAAATTATGATTACAGTTGAACATAAATATGATCATAGTATTATTACCATTTTAGATAATAATGGAAAAACCGATGATGTTGAAATTATAGTTGACGAAGAACTTTGTTATATTCGTCAATACACTGATGACGATGATTTTAATATTGTGGTAATATCACCATACATGTTAAAAGAATTAGTAGCAGCATATGATATGGCTGAAGGCTCATATGTTACTGCAGGTAAATCATAAAAAAAATAAAAAAAAATGCGTTTAAGGGTTTACAATGACTCTTATTTGTGTTATTATAGTCATATGTTAAGGAGATAACTATGCTTGAACTTGGTTTACTAGTCAGTGGAATTATTATTACTTCTTTTGTTCTTGGTCGTAGAAATGCAGAAGAAAAAAACGTCGAAGGCATAATTGATCTTGTAATTACTAAACTATGTCATGATGGCTATATTCATTACGAAGAAATGGATGATGGAGATTATGACTTAATCAAAATAGAGGACTTTGATAATGGTAACTCGTAAGCTTGGAAAAAAAGTTAAAGCTAAGCAAACATTTTCCCGACGTAAGTCAACTGGATTTGCGGCAGGGCCAATGGGAAACTTTCGTGATTTCAATGATTATTGCCGTACTGATCTTGATAAAAAAGATGTTTCATCAAAAATTAAATCTTATATTAAAACAACTATGCCAAAAGATCAGGCTAAAATCGCCATTGAAGCGCCTGAATGGGCTTTTACTTCTATACCTTTTGTAGCAGCTACTATTGCATGGAAAGAAATGGGTAAGGAATTTCCGGTATGGTGGAAAGCTGAAGATTGCTTAAATCGTCATATGAAAGAAATTCTAACTCGTGGCAAAAACAATATTGCTCGAAAAGCTGAACTAGGTGACGACACATCACCTCAAAGAAAAACTATACAGGAAATTTTAAAAGAAAAAACATCAGAATTTATTGCCCAAGTTGAATATGTTCTTGATCAATATGATCCTAAAAATCATAAGGAATGCATGAACTATTCACTCTATGATGAATTAAAAAAAGTTGATGCTGCAAATAATACAGCCAAAGCTGTTTTGGATTACTATACACCTATTCGTAATGAAGCAAAAGAATTAGTTGAAGATAAAACCGAAGATTTAGTCGAAGCATTTTCATATCTTTCCGTTTCAGAACGTAAAAAATATTTTGAATTTCTCAATCAACTCGTAAATGATGCTGATAAATTCATGGCATCAAAAAAGGCATTACGAGCTACTCGTAAGCCAAAGGTTAAAACTGCAGATAAGCAAGTTGAAAAACTCAATTACGCAAAAGAGTCAAAGGAGTTTAAGCTTACTTCAATTCATCCAACCTCTATAATTGGTGCAATGCGTTTGTATACCTTTAATGTAAAATACAAAGAGCTAACAGAATATGTATGCCAAAAATCTATTGGGTTTGAAGTAAAGGGTACTACTATTCTAGGCCTTGATGCTGATCTTTCACGTAGCACTAAACTTCGCAAGCCAGATGATTTTATAAAAGCGGTTTTGACAAAATCTGCAAATCAAATTAGAAAAGAATGGTCTGAGCTCACGACTAAAACTAAAGATAAAGTAAATGGTCGCATCAATAAGGATACTATCCTTGTTAGAGTTATGGCTAAATAGAAAGGATGATTATGCAAGAAGAAGTTAAGTTCATGAACAGAGCCAAGTTTGGTAAGTTAATTGAAGAGCAAGTTGTTGATAAAAAATTATCATATATGGAAGCTGTTATTGTGACATGTGACATCACTAATATTGATCCACAAGATGTAAAAAAGTTTATATCAAATGTGATTCGAGAAAAAATTGAAGCTGAAGCAATGAGTCTTAATTTTTTACCAAAGCAAAATGAATTGCTATTTGAATGATACGATGGTGGGATTATGTAGTGATATACATATTTGCAGATATACTTTCGTATATTGTAATTAATCTTTCTAGCAGCCTTATAATCGTGGCGGTGATGTTCTTAAATGCCTATTATTTTTGGGAATGGTATTGCGCTTTAAGGAGTAATCATGAGCAATGAAGAAATAAATAAATTTATTAAAATGTTTAAAGGAGTGCTACCCGATCCAGACAATTATCCAGTAACTTTTGACTACTATTATCAACTATATAAACACACAAAGGAAAACAAGAATGTTTGAACTAATTATGATTACGATGCTCTTTTTGAATGATAATGAAGAGTTTTTTGCTGCTGGTCCAGCAAATGCAGCGGCTGGAAATACATGGCAATATGTCGGAACTCAACCTGTTCCCGAAGGTCATGTTGCAATTCCATCAGTCAATCCTGACACTGGTAAAGAAACTGTTCTTTTTGTTAGAAAATAATATAAATAAAGGTATACTTCATGTCAAAAATGTGGTATAATAATTCAGTTAATACAAAACATAATTCAGCAAATATAAGGAATACAATATGTCTTTTGCAAATCTAAAACGGAACCGCGGCCAAATTGATAAACTCGTGGCAGCAGCAGAATCTGCTGGCGGTGCTAAAAACAAATACACAGACGATCGTATTTGGAAACCTACGGTCGATAAACAGAATAACGGTTATGCTGTTCTTCGTTTCCTCCCAGCTACAGAAGGTTCTGAGTTGCCTTGGGTTCGTTATTGGGATCATGGCTTTAAAGGCCCAACTGGTAAATGGTACATTGAACGATCACTTACATCTATTGGACAAGATGATCCAGTCGGTGAAGTCAATAGCCGTCTTTGGAATAGTGGTGTTGAGTCTGATAAGACAATCGCTCGTAACCAAAAACGTCGTTTGCATTATGTATCAAACGTTCTTATCGTATCTGATCCAGGTAATCCTGCCAACGAAGGTAAGGTATTTCTCTATCAATATGGTAAGAAAATCTTTGATAAACTAATGGATGCTATGCAACCAGAATTTGCAGATGAAGAACCAATCAATCCATTTGATTTTTGGACTGGTGCTAACTTCAAACTAAAAATTCGGGATGTCGAAGGTTATCGCAACTATGATAAATCAGAATTTGCTTCTCAAGAGACGCTTTCTGAAGATGATGCAAAACTTGAAGGTCTTTATAATTCAATGCATGATTTGGCTGAGTATACTGACCCTACTAAGTATAAGTCTTATACAGAGCTAAAAACTAAATTGATGAGTGTACTTGGAGAAGCAGCAGTTGCTGGAGCTCCCACAGTAGCCCAAGAGCGTAGCCTTGGAGAAGAAAAAGTAGCGGCACCTATTAAATCGGCTCCTGAACCTGCAATGAGTGCTGTAGCTAGTTCAGATGATGATGACGATATTATGTCGCATTTTGCTAATTTAGTTAACGATTAAATATAACTAGGTAATGCCGGCTTAATTGTCGGCATTACCATCGTCTCAGGCGATTGAGCAGGCCACCGTATTCATCATCAGTTGACGTTGCTGGTGCCGTGACATAATTATAAGTTTGATTATTAACCATAGATTTTAAACCTTCATTTTGAGGTCTCATAGCCTGTTCTGTTATTAATGCTTCAAGCTTATCAGCTATTAGCCCTAATTTATCAGATTGTGCTAGCCTTTCAAGCCGCTCGTCGTCAGCTTTCTTATTTATTAGATGCTTATTCATAGCACTATGTTCATTTGCTAAAAAAGTTTTCATCTGAAGATAATTGTGATCCTGCATATCCCCAGTCTTAGGGTTAAACGCTTGCACACCCAGTATACCCGCGAAAGGTTTTAATCCCTGTTCTGTTCTTTCTGCAGTGGCCGCCGCTACTTCTTGCTTTGAAGTCAACGGACCTGGACCTTCTGTTCCAGATCCTAATCCGAAAAAGTCCATTACAGCTTTTCCAGCGCTGCCTAATTTATTTACGCTTCTTATTATAGTATTTTTAATATCTTCTATGCTTGGAATAAGATCAAAAATCATAGCTAGCATATCAGCCACTTTTTTACCTATTTCTTCCATCAAATTAAACTCACCAAGCGGATTAAATTCAGCAATTTTGTTTGGAATAGTATCAGTAAAGAAACATTTAACCGCTTCAAATTTTTCAGTAATAAATTCCATTACATCAAAATTTTCTAGAGGTGATAAAAAATTACTAATTTTTTCTGGAATTGTATCAGTAAAGAAACATTTAAGACTTTCCCATTTTGCGCTAATATTATCTAATATACCTGTGCCACCTGCTTTTATTATTTCCCATACTGCTTTCATTGCGGCTGGTATTTTAACGGTATAAAAATCAACAAGAAAATCCCAATACATTTTAAGACCAGTTTCTGCAGTACCTAATAGATTGCTTCCTAATGCTTTTATTGTTTCCCATACTGCTTTCATTTTAGCTGGTATATCTACAGTGAAGAATTCAACAACATTACACCAAGTATCTTTTATT